ACTTATTGGTCTTAGTAAGTACACTCGTATTGCTCAGTGGTGTGCTCGCCGTGGTACTCTTCAAGAGGAACTTTGTAATGATATTGCTCGAGAAATAATGAAGGCCACTGATTCAGAGAATGTTGGTGTTTATATACAGGCTCAACATGGGTGTTGTGAAAATAGGGGCATAATGGCACACTCAAGTCTAACACAGACCACAGTATTAAAAGGTGTGTTTCAAACAGATCCAGGAACTAAGAAAGAGTTTATGGACAATATTAAACTTCAACAGGACTTTGCACCAAGATGAAATGGCTAAAGAAAGTAGTTGTTAAGTGGGTTCGAGATGATTGGCATAATAGTCAACCTGTTCAGGATGTAGCGGTAGGTGCAAGATCTGTTGATGTAGAAGGCCTATCCTTTAATGTTATGCCGGCACAGGGCGGAACTGTAGTACAGATTCGTTGCTACGATCGTAAGACTGATCGCAACAATCACATCACACACGTGATTCCCGACGGCGAAAACATTGCCGAACGTATTGGACAAATTGTCAGTATGGAGTTATTAAGAGCATGATTAATAGCATTGGTTCAGGACCCAATAACGGATATCTTTCTGTTAATGGGGGATATGGCAGCAATCCTTACGTTAGTCCCAATTCAAGTAACCCAATGACCGGAATGATCAGACTGAATGGTAGTAATATGGAAGTGTTCGATGGCACAAGCTGGCTTGGTATGGGTTATCGATCAGTTGAGGTTAGTCTAAGCGGCGCAGCTATTAGTGCTCTAGATTGGGCTAATAAAAAGATGCACGAAGAAACTCGCATACAGGAACTTGCTAAAAATAATGTAACAGTAGCCGATGTGTGGAACAAGTATCAAGAAGCGCAGGAACAACTCAAAGTAGTTTTAACACTAACAGATAAATCGTGATAGCTCAAACACTACAAACACTTGTTGGAGAAGTAAACGGATTATGGTCTTGGATTGTAGGAATAATTGCTGGATGGGGGTTAACATTTACACTTGTTGTTGCAGCCCTTATATACGCACATCTTCGTGTTAGTAAGTTAAAGAAAGATCTTGCTAGCATACACAATCAACACGTTACAGAAACTAGAGATTTAAGTCTTCGATTAAGGAAACTTGAAAAATGAAATTCAGTGATATATTGTCTTTGGTTATTGCTACTGCTATCCTTATTGCTGGTATTGTTTATCAACTTGGTATAGGGCATTTAGTTCGATAATGCAAGCACTTCCTCCGGGCTGTCGAGTAGCGTACGAAATCCGTTTTATCATAGGCGAGCTTACCGATGAAATGGGCGAGTGGTTTAACATGATTGGCGGACAGGCCACTAGAGTTGAATGGTGGGATAGTCGAGGTCGCAAACAATATACAAATCAAGTACAATACGGTAAAGCAAAACCTAGTCATAGGATGCAAAATGGTTCCAATCAAAATATAGTAAGATTTGATGGTGCAGATGCAAGTACCGCTAGTATGTTTTTAATCAAGTTTATGGATTACATTATTTCACACAATTTAAAAGAAGCAGAACACTATGTCTAGACAAGTATATTATAAAGATTCAACAGTTAAAGGATGGGTACACGAAATCGTTCGTAGTATGGCAAAAGATGATTGGCACCCCGACTATGTTGTTGGACTTACACGTGGCGGACTAGTTCCGGCACTTATGCTTAGTCAATACTTGGATGTTCCGATGGAAACTCTTAAAGTTAGCTTTCGTGACGATAATGCCAGTCCCGAAAGTAACTTATGGATGGCCGAAGATGCATTTGGTTGGGTGCCCGAACATGATAAAATCTTATCCGACTTTGACTACAGCCTATGTGCTAAAAAGATTTTGATTGTAGATGATATCAATGATACCGGTGCTACTTTACAGTGGATTCAAGAAGATTGGCGAGATAGTTGTATGCCAATGCACGATCGCTGGGAAGATGTCTGGGGTAACAATGTACGTACCGCGGTGTTAATTAACAACGAAGCAAGTGATTTTAAAACAGTAGACTATGCGGGTCTAAATATCAACAAACTAGAGGAACCAATTTGGTGTGTGTTTCCTTGGGAAGAATGGTGGAAATAAAATGAATTGCAAATTTAATTGGGCATCGTTTCCAAAATATACTATTAACATCGGTTCATTGTCTGTACCGGCCGGAATCATTCAATATTTTAAAAACTACAACATCGACAAGTATGTGTATTGTATTATGTTCAAAGGTATTGTTATTAAATTTGGAATGAGTGCTCCGGAAAGCCCTAGTAGAGAGTGGGGCGAACGTGTTTATCGACAAATTGGACATTGTTACAGTTGGGGCAAAGGTATACGCATCGAAGGATCAAGCGGAGCCGATTGGCTAGTAATAGAAAGAGACTTTAGAGAGTTGTACGGATTTGATATCGATCATAATGAATTAAAACTAATAGTGTGGGACGTTACAAACTATGCGTTTCAATCTTTTAATCCATTTAACGAAGTTGAATCAATGGAAAGCGAGCAAATTAATAACTATGTTGAAATATTTGGCGAAAAGCCAATTGGCAATATCAACGACGAAGCTAATAAACGCAATAGAACTTTTGTCAGCAAAGACCATTGGAATAATCTAGTAGAAGAGGAAAGCCTCTTTGTAGAGGAATAATATGATAGCATGTCTAGCTATTATCGGTGCTGGCTTCTTAGGTGCATTAGGTTGGTTTGGTGCTAATCAATATGTTATTGATCCATACCTTAAACAATTACCGGCACCCGAAAAATACGAACCAAAGAAACCAGATGCCCCAGTTGCACAAAACAATAAATAGTATTATCCCCAAAATCAGCGGCCTTTCGGCGTCATCCCGCTTTACAAATTCTGCCGCCTATGCTATAATTAACATAGGAGATCAAGCATGAATACAATTGAAATACCAATTCCGCGACAGTACAAATATACCAGCACCAAAGAATACCACGACGCATTTCCCTGCGCTTATCGCCAATGGAGAGCAGACAGTCATTGTAACTTAATTCACGGCTATTCATTTAGTATGAAGTTTTACTTTGGAACAGACGATTTAGATGTACGTAACTGGGCTGCCGACTACGGTGGTCTTAAAGAACTTAAAGGCATCTTAGAAAGTCAATTTGATCATACGCTATTAGTAGCCGAAGATGATCCAGAACTTGAAACTTACAAATTACTACAAGAAAAAAATCTTGCTAAACTAACTATCCTACCAAAGTTAGGTTGCGAAGGTCTAGCAGATCAATTATACAAATATGTTAACGGTGTTTATATCCCGGATATGTGGGGTCAAGCAGAAGCAGATAGACTTTGGTGCTATCGCGTGGAAGTTAGAGAAACGCAAAGCAATATGGCATTCCGTGAAGGCCATCGTGAATGGAATGAGGACTTGTTTGCGTGAGTAAAGTAAATGAAATCCTAGACATACTCCAAGAGGAGTGTGCTGAAGTTATCCAGGCTATTAGCAAGATTCGCCGTTTTGGAATTGATAATTCGTACAAAGATGGCGGAACTCAGCGTGAGCATTTAGTACAAGAACTAGGCGATGTTACACTATTGATAGAACTATTAAAAGCTCATAGAGTTTTTACAGATGCAGAACTACGTGCGGCGCAGTTGCGTAAGAGTCAAAAATTAGTTGAATGGTCAAAAATATATGAAGATTAAAGTTAGCGAATTATTTTATAGTTTACAAGGCGAAGGTCGCTTTGTTGGAGTACCCAGTGTATTTTTACGCACTTATGGCTGTAACTTCCAGTGTGCTGGATTTGGTTGCAAACCTGGAGAGAAATCAACAGGTGCAGACGAAGTTGCTAAGGTCGTAGACAAATATTCGACATTCTTGAGCTTGCCGTTAGTTGAGACAGGCTGTGATAGTTATGCGTCGTGGCATCCTGCATTTAAACACCTTTCGCCTACATTGACTACTGAAGAACTTGTAGATCAAATGTTAGCATTGACTCCTAACAACTGCTGGATACAAAACAATGGCAACGATGTACATTTAGTTATTACAGGCGGCGAGCCATTGTTAGGTTGGCAACGTGCTTATGCTGAATTACTAAGTCACCCACGCATGGCAGACCTAAAGAACATTACATTTGAAACTAATGGTACTCAAGAACTACACGAAGACTTCCGCGATTACTTAATTGAATGGGCTAGTGAAAAGGCCGATAGAGAAGTTACATTTAGTGTTAGTGCTAAACTAAGTGCGTCCGGCGAACTGTGGGAAGATGCTATTAAACCTAAAATTGTTAATATCTATCAAACATACGGACATACATATCTTAAGTTTGTTGTAGAAACTGTAGATCACGTCAACGAAGCAGTTAGAGCTGTTGATGCTTTCCGTGCAGGTGGATTTAAAGGTGTTGTTTACTTAATGCCACAGGGCGGTGTTGTTACTCCGTATGATGCAAACAAATTAAACATTGCCAATATCTGTTGCGAACGTGGATTTAATTATAGCCCACGACTACACGTAGACTTATGGGGCAACGGTTGGGGTAAGTGAAAGTAAGGTACGGAATGTTCCCACAAGGATTATACAATATTAATCATATGCCAATACCAGAAAGTATAGGAGTTGTTATGCCTGACGATTACAATGAAGAACAATTTTTAAAACGGGCGTGGACTGATTTAAAATGGTCGCTGTGGCCTAGACGGTGCCATTCTAGTGGACGACGTTTGTGGCTAACTCAGGCCTATCGTGCTCAGTATGTTATTACAGGTCCCGGTGATCCTGCCGTATGGACTCGCTGGTATAGCACTACTGAAATGCTTATATTGAAACTAAAATACGGTGTCTGAAAAGAAGTCTAATGTTGCTGATGGTCATACTAGCTTTGATATTATAGTTGGCAATGTCTTAATACCTTTCTTTAATCGCAATATAAGTACATACCCAACCGAAGCAGGCGGTCCAAAGTTTGACCTAATACCTGTAGAGAAGCAAAAAGACCTTATGATCAATCATGCTAGGATGTATGCCCAGCAAGAGTACGATCGTATTATGGAATTAGTTAAAGTATTAGAACGTCAAGCAGCAGGTATTAAACGTAGGTTGGATATTACAGATATGGTACATGCCGCTGAATATCAGTTTCAAGTGGTAATGGGTCATTGTTATTGGTTAGTGTGGGACGAACGAAAACAAAAAATGCTGTTAATTCAAACTGGACCAAACGATTGGACAACTGGTACTCCGGTTGACTATAGGTACATAAGTCAAGTAAAATATATGGGTGACCATACTTGGTTAGAAATTGAGGAGAGCAACAATGGCAACTAAAAAGCCAGTAGCAAAGAAAACAGTAACAAAACGAGTTCCGGCTAAAAAACCTGTGGCTAAAAAGACACCGGTTAAAAAGACCCCAGCTAAAAAGAAAGTTGACTTTACAGGAATGACTCCGCGTCAAATTGCCGACGCCAACGGCGAGCCATGGGTTAGCGTTGTTCAGGTTGAGCTTGACCCAGACAATATTGGCAATGGTGCATTTGAACTAGATTGGAATGATAAGTTTATTACTAACTTGGCACGTGCTGGGTTTAAAGGCAAAACAGATGCAGACATGGTAGATCAATGGTTTGCCGATGTGTGTCGTAATGTTGTAGCAGAAAACTTTGAACAGTGGGAAGCTAATCAGCCAATTGGTGATCGTCCACGAGAAATTAATCGCAGAGACCTAGGCGACGGAAGAACTGAAGTATCGTGATAGTTTATGTAAACGGCGACAGTCATAGTGCTGGCGCAGAAGCTGTTAATCCTTATTGTTTTGCCGAAGATGACCCAATGTACTGGGCATTAGGTAGACGACCACACCCCGACAACGAACGTGCTAGCTACGGATGCGATTTAGCAAATCAATTATCTGCTATACTAGTTTGCGATGCAGAAAGTGCTAGTAGCAATGATCGTATATTAAGAACAACCAGAGAGTATCTCAAAACAGAAAAACCTAACTTATTAGTTATAGGTTGGTCTACTTGGGAGCGAGAAGAATGGTTGTACAACGATACTTACTATCAAGTTACAGCCGGTGGTACAGATACAGTTCCCCCAGAAGCAGCCGAACGGTATCGTACATGGGTAATTGAACAAGATGAAACTACAAGAGAACGCAAGTTAATTGACTGGCACAACCGTATATACGAATTTCACACAGAGTTAAGCGATTCTGATATTCCTCATTTATTTTTTAACACCTACAGTGATTTCAGTGCCATTAGAAGTCAGCATTTTAAACCTGGTGTAGTTCCACCTGCAGAATATGATTGGAATAACTGTTACGTTAATCCGTACGAACACAATTACACATACTACTACTGGTTAGCCGACCAAGGCTTTAAAACAGTAAATCCCAATAGTTATCACTATGGTGCAGATGCACATAGAAAGTGGGCAGAGTTTCTTTATGAATTTTTGGCAGACAACCCAGTTTCCGTATAGCTGGAATCATCGTGGTGTAACAGTACCATGGTCGGGTTCAGACCACGAAATTAGTTATCGTAATAATATTGAGCGCGACCTGTGGCAAAATATTGACATCTCCTATACATACAATGCCCATGGTTTTCGCACAGACGAATTAACCAAGCACCTTGGACAACCTGTAGACCTAGCACTAGGTTGTAGTTTAACTGAAGGTATTGGTGTTCCTCTTAAAGATGCTTGGCCTAGTATTGTTGCCGAACAACGTAGTGTTCCTATGTTAAACTTAGGAATACAAAGCGCCAGCACAGATACTGTGGCACGTATCTTAACTAACTGCATCGGACTGTTTGATATACAACACGTATTCATATTATGGCCCGATATGGCACGATTTGAACTTTACAACAAAGACCGCATCGAATCTGTAATTCCTACCACAGCCAATACCGAACACGTTTGGTATATGGACAACGATAATGCACAACAACGATATTACCGAAATCGGCTATTGGTTCATTCTTTTGGGTTACCCATAATCGAATATACAGCTAGGGATATTTTTAACCCAGAATCGCGTGGAGCCGTTGATCGTGCAAGGGATGGGCAACATTTTGGTATTCAAAGCCACAGAATAGTTGCTTGGGAATTCATTAAAGGTTTGACAGCTAAATAATAATATGCTACTATTACTATATGAAATATTTAATCGTAGATACCGCTAATACCTTTTTTCGAGCCAGACATGCCGCCCACCGCCAAAGTGATACGTGGGATAAGCTAGGCTTTGCCATTCATGTTACCTTAAGTAGTGTAGCAAAAGCATTTCGTGATCAGCGAGCTGACCATGTAGTGTTCTGCCTCGAAGGTCGTAGCTGGCGTAAAGATTTTTATGAGCCTTACAAGAAAAATCGTGCTGTAGCCCGAGCAGCGTTAACCGAAGCTGAACAAGAAGAAGAAAAGTTATTTTGGGAATCGTTTGACGAACTTAAAACCTTTGTCTATGAAAAAAGTAATTGTACTGTGCTACAGCACGAACAATTAGAAGCCGATGATTTAATTGCCGGTTGGATACAAGCACACCCGCAGGACGAACATGTTATTGTTAGTAGTGATACTGATTTTTATCAATTACTTTCTGCTAACGTAAAACAGTATAACGGAATATCAGATGAACTGCACACTATTGAAGGCATTTTTGACAAAAAAGGTTCCCCAGTCAAAGATAAAAAAACTAAGGAAAACAAATCCATCCCTGATCCGACTTGGATCCTTTTTGAGAAGTGTATGCGCGGTGACCCCACAGACAACGTATTCAGTGCGTTCCCTGGGGTTAGGAAAGTTGGAAGTAAGAATAAAGTTGGGCTCCAAGAAGCGTTCGAAGACCGTGATAAAAAGGGCTTTGCGTGGAACAACCTAATGTTGCAACGCTGGACTGACCATAATGGTGTTGAACATCGTGTACTAGACGATTATAATCGCAATGTAACACTTGTAGACTTAACCGCACAACCAGATGACATTAAGGTAAAAATTGCAGAAACTATTGCTACAAATAGTGTTCGTAAAGAGATACCACAAATAGGAACTAAGTTTATGAAGTTTTGTGGCAAGTACGATTTAAAACGTATTAGCGACAATGTACAAAATTTTGTAGACTTCTTATCAGCTGGGTACCCAGAATGATTTTTGCAAATCTAAGATTGGCTATATTAAATTGGCTAGCGGCTCCATCTCATAGCGTATTTAATAACTTATATAAGAAAGAAAAAACTATGGCAATGACCAATCCATCACAAACCACTTACACGCTAGGAGTAGGCGGCGGCAGCGTTCCTTATAATAACGGCACAGGACACAATTATTACACAACACAACCACAGGTACAACAAATGAACTTAGGAACCACTACTATTAACTTTAACGTAGCAAAAGCCAACGGTGGCTGGATCGTGCAGGTTAATCCTCATCAGAATCATAACACAATAAACCTTACTGGGCTAGCTGAAAATAGACAAGCTGAACTATATCTCATTCACGACAGCGAAGACTTTGATGCAGCCTTGGGTAAGATTGTAACTATGAGTTGTTTAAAAGGCGAGCAAAAGTGATAACACTCTTACTCATTCTTGTAGCATTACAATTTAAACATTGGTACATCGACTTTGTTAATCAAACAATGGAAGAAGTAAACGCCAAAGGCATCTATGGTAACTGGATTGGAATGCAACACAGTATTAAACACGGTATCGCTACTATGATGATCATGCCGGTGTTCTTTGGCATTGAGGCAGGATTAGTCGTTGGATTTGTATTAGGATTGTTTGACTTTGTTACGCACTATCATATTGATTGGGCGAAAATGAACTGGGGTAATAGAGATATCCAGACTCCAGCATTTTGGGCACACCTTGGCTTTGACCAAATGATGCACCAACTTGTATATCTCGCAATTATAGGATTAATTATTGTATGACCGAAATGATCGCAAAACCCGTAGTAAAAAATAAAATGTGGATTGTAGAACTCTACGGCAATAAAGTAGGCAGTATCATGGCCGTTGAAGAAAGTGGATTTGTATACATCCACGATGACCAACGTGAAATGTTTTCGTCTATTAAATTGATAAGCGCCAAATACAATATTGAATTTGTCAAGGCAGAAAAAGTCAAACGTGAAAAACAAGACGTTTACGATGTCTACGGATTCCCATCTAATAATCGTCCACATAACGAAGTCCTGGATGTTCAACGTTACTTGCCTATCTATACTAAAACAGCAAAATCAAAAAGTTTTTTCTGTGCTGGCTATTACATTATTAAATTTAGTTCAACTTGGGTACGTGCATACTGTCCTAAACTTATCACACTAAATCGATACGAATACCAAGGTCCGTTTAAGACTCAAGAACGTATGGTTGAATCGATGCGAGAGGCCAATGGACAATAATTTGCCTTTTCACATTAAAATGTTTAATGATAGGGTAAGGGCTATGAACCAAGGCAATGGTAAACTTCTTACATTAAATCCGCAAGAAGCTCGCAATTTACATGCGGAAATCTACGATTTGATGGCCACAATCGCCAACTTATCTAAGACTCAGGAAAGTTCTATTACCAGTGTAAATGTCGGCATGGATGGTGGAAGTTTTAAATAATGTACGTATATTATTGAGATAAATAAACTGTATATCAAGGATAAGTGAAATGAGCCGACCTAAACCAACCGTATTGTTGGATCACGTAAATAAGACAACATATAAGAGCGAACAAGTACTCAGCTCTGAAGGTATCTGGGCGGTCTTCTACGACAATCAACCTATCAATCTAAAAACAGCAAATGTACTAGTAGCGTATCCTGGTCCTAAGTACAAGAAAAATAGTTTCAGTAATCCTGGACACGCAATCAACCTCTGCAAGAAACTCAACACCTTGTTCAAGACCGACAAGTTCAGTGTTGTCTTGCTCAAAGCCGGTGACAAAGTCTTCCCCTAAGCGTTACACCCAACGTCAGCTAACTAAAATATTTGTAGAACAAGCTGACATTCCTCTTGGCCACACTACCGACATGCAAATGCGTTGGTGGAAGAATCCTACTGATCCAAACAGTCTAAGACTCACACTTGCTGGTCTACAGTTTGTTAAAGCACAACTCAAGTTGACCAGTTACGACTTTGCCTTGTCGGAAGAATTAACCAACTACAACATACTGCAATTAGAACGTCTATTCAAAGGTATGTATTATTTGCTCAAGCGACAGAAACTTATTGTATTCGAGGAAGAAGAAGCTGTAATGTTGAGCTTGCACGGAAACAACCTTAAGGGCTACTTAGACAGTTTAGACAACGCTGGATAAATATTTCATGCTCTTATACGAAATGTCCCAACCGTTAACTCAGTTCAATCCATTGCTTGTTGAGTTTTGGCGGAGTCGTACGCCCGAGCAGATGCGATACTACTTTGTACAAAATAACTGTTACGGTGCTAGTCAAGATTTAATTAAATTTCTAGACGAAGTTAAGGGTATACAGACAGCAGAAATAGTTCCAATTGGCCGTATTGTAAACGGCAAAAAACAAGGCGGCTGGTTTAAATCCGACGTTCCCGATACAAGTCTAGATGCATTTACCAAACAGGAAATAGCCGATTGCCGTAGTCAAGGTCTCGACCCACGAAAAAAATCAGATCGTATTGCATACATTACAAATAATCAATTAGAAGACGAATTTTGTTGGATACCACACAGTTGGGTAGAAATTCGCGGTAAGATTCTAGATCCCAGCGGTTTCTACACAAACGGGCGCAGTGGACAATTTGATCGTATGGTTACTGATAAAAGTAGTGTAGACTCCCGCTACAAGTACTTCTAAACTGTTGTAAAAAAGCGACAGACCAAAAAACCCATTCTATAGTATACTAGCTGTATTGTAACTACTGTGGGTTTTTGTATGAACAACAAAATTACCATATTTTTTGGTATTGTAATTACTGTATTGTTAGTTAGATTGGATTTTAAAACCGAGTTACTTAATGATCGTGTAGACCAACTTGAAGATGTCGTTGTTAAAACCAATCACGGTATCAAGTACACTAAGAGCGACATTGATTGTTTAACTCGAAACATTTATTACGAAGCTGGTAATCAGTCCGATGTCGGCAAGTATGCTGTAGCCACAGTAACATTAAATCGCATACGTGCAGGCCGCTGGGGCGATACGGTATGTAAGGTTGTTTATGCCAAGGCGCAATTTAGTTGGACTATGGCTAAGAAGTTGCATAAGCCAGACCCCGACGTATGGCAACGTAGTCGAGACATTGCTGTTTCATCGTTGCATGGCTATCGTGTGAAAAGCCTACAGAAAAGTCTACTTTATCATGCTGACTATATCAAAGCGCCAAACTGGGCAGATCCTTCGTACAAAATTACCCAAATTGGAACACATATCTTTTATACTAAAGGCAAAGGTAGTACAATAAACATATGAAATATTATTGTGTAATGTATTGGTACACTACTAAACTTAACCGCAAGGTACATCAGGTTAAGAATGGTTCTGCACGACGTCGTGCCAATAGTGCCCGTGAAGCCGCAGAAATTCGTATTAAAGAACAAGTAACAGCCGCCAACTCTGCTGACCCTTACGAAATACTACACGTCGAGGACGTTAGCGATATATGCGAAACAGGCGAGAAGCACGAAAGTCTGAGTAAGTTGCGTCAACTCGAACAAGGTATTCTGCACCCAAAGCAAAAGCGTATGGGCATGTGGGTTCCCAGTGACAACACCGCAAGCGAGTGGTTCTTTGATACTAAGCAAGAGTCAGTAGATAATGTAGTTGCTGTGGGCAAACAGTTAATCAACGAATGCCGGCACGGTGTTATGGCCTTAGAAGACTTTCCAGCATTTCCGTACCAACAGTCAATTGTTGATTGGGCCGCTGATAAATTCAATTCCGGCATCAATGATATTCTTATTAATGCTATTATGCGAGCAGGTAAGTGTTTTATTACATACGAAATTGCTCGTAAAATTAAAGCTCGCAAGATTTTAGTTGTTACAGCCAAGGTCGGTGTTAATGACAGTTGGTCTAGTTTATTGCCCAACGGAGAAGAAAGCCACGTCAATTATGCAGACTGGCAATATCACGATTATAAAAAGATCAAGCATATTAAACCCACTAAGAATGTAGACGTGGTATTTGTCAGCTTGCAATTTATCAACAAGCATTTTGATAATCCCAATACCTTACTTGCTGATATTTTTAATACTGAATGGGATCTAGTTGCATTCGATGAACAACATTATGCAACAGAAACAGATAACACTCAACGCCTGTGGGACACGTTAGACTTTAAAAATAAAGTTGAATTAAGTGGTACTCCATATAAGACTGTATTAAGCGGTCGGTACGAATCTGACAACATTTATAACTTCGACTATGTAGATGAACAGGTATTACGACGTGAAGCACTTGTTACTCCGGATACTGTGTTAGCTCGAGCATTTAAGTATCGTGCTGATATTAATTATGCTATGGTTAATATCCCAGATAAAATTAAAGATATGTTAGGGGAAGATGGATTTACCTTTCCCAAACTATTTGCCACAGATAAAGTACAATTTAAGAATGTAATTGCTGTTAACGAGTTTCTAACTTTTGCTGTACAAACATATAAAAAGCCGCCGGCTCGTTTCCTTCCTTTTGCTGACATGTTGTCAAGACATGCTCTCTGGGTATTGCCTAATGATGTTGCGGCTATTAACGCATTAGAAAAGATGCTTAAAAAACATCCATTCTTTGGCAAACGTCGTATTATCAATGCCAGCGGTAAGGGTGTTAAAGATATTCAAACAGTCAAAGACCTAATCCAACGTGATACTATCGAAGGCGGTGTTGGTACAATTACACTTACCTGTGGACGATTCTTAGAAGGTACTAGTGTACCTGAGTGGTGGTCAGTACACCAAATGAACAACGACAAGAGTGCCGCAGACTATTTCCAAGGTAGTTTCCGTTGTAAGACTCCCAATGCCCGAGACGAAAAAGCCAGTGTAATTGTATTTGACTATGCACCAGAACGTTTCGTTAGTGTAGTGTACCAACATTGCGAACGTGTAAGTGATCCTACTAAACCTGTTAGTAATATTATTAGTCAATGGTTAGATGTTAGCGAAGTATACGACTATACTGGTAACCAATGGAACATTATGTCCGGTGAAGATATCAGTCGACGTTTCTTAAGCGATATCAATAACTATATGGATCGAGTAGGACAAGCGGTAGATCCTGCAGGCATTGACGCCGGTATTATTCAACTGTTAGCAGATAAAAAGAAAGATTCAAATCAAACTAGTGCCAAGAGTCAACTTAATGGAAATGATATATTAGAAGGTTCTAATAAGAAACGTGTGTTCAGTTCAGGTACACCAGTTAGCGGATGGAAGAAACCTGTTGACCCAGCAGAAGCTGCCGAACAACAAGTACGATATGCTCTTAAGCAAATTTTCAAACTAATTGATGTAGGTTGGGCTGATAATATTACATTCAGTAGTCTAACCGATATTATTCGCTGTAAGGATACAATGCTAGTAAACGAAATTACAGGGCTTACCCCCGATGAATGGAAGGAAATCTTGCCTGCTGTAAACCAGGTTGTTATTAACCGAGCAATGGGCCAATACAATGATTTCCAATAACATTCGCCAACGTATCAAGCAAATAAAGCTGTACAGTAGCCAAGGCAATCAAACTATATTGTCTGAAACTAATGCTCGTATTTTGCTGTCGTACATTAAGGAAAAAGATCTTAAGGATCCTGCAACCACCTATTGCGATCCACAATGTGGTAGCGGTAGCATTATGCTGGTTCTAGCTGATATTCTTATGGAAAAGCTGGCCAAAGCCATCCCAGATGAACAAGAACGCCTAGAACATATCTTTCAAAATCAAATCTTTGTTAACGATATTAATAGTGTACAAGCTCGTATTGCCCGTAGCAATTTTAAACGTGCTGTAAACAATAAAGACTTTGAAGTTAATGTAACCGAAAAGAACTGTTTTAACATTGAAGATCGCTATACCTATGTAATAAGTTCTGTGGATTTTAAAACTATTAATAGTTTTGTACCCGTATGGCGATTACAATGTCAACGATTAATTATTGTTAGTCGTTCCAATAAAATCGACTACTCGTCGCATAAGATTAACGAAATTTCCGTATTCAGACACTTAGAAAGAACTTCTAGTAGTTTGCTGTCAATGATGATATTTGAGCCTGTTAAAAAGAATAAAATTGTTGAGTTTACCGATGGCGAAACTATTCTTAAAATTGATAGCCCAGCACGGTTGCCCGGCCTAGATCTTAAACTGTATGCCTACGCACACGAAGTATGCAGTCTTGGGTTACCGGGCATTAATGCCAACTACGGATCTTATGTGTCCAATCACGAAAAGGTATTAAACAATCCTGGTCGTGTTCCGCTTATCTATCAAGTTGGCCCAAAGGGCAAAGGCTTCTTAAAAGTAATCAAGGTAAGTGCTAAGATCATTACACCACAAGAAGGGGTAGGATTGCACAAAGTAGTTATTAGTAAGAACGGTAATCCCAATAATCAAAGTGTGTTAAAGTACGCCGGTCCCGAATACGGTACAGGACATAATGCACTATGGATCGAAGTCGCTGATCCTGAAGAAGCAGACAAAATGATCAAGTATTGGGAAAGTGCTCCTATACGAGCATTGAGCCTATCACTTAATGCTAACAATCCGGCCAATGGAAAAGGATTCTGGCTTGACATTCCTACAAGAGATAACTATAATAAAGTAAAACAAATCTATGACAAGTATTACAAATCCTAAAATCCTTACATATTATAATGATCTATGCACCGCATGGAATTTTACACCAACGGATAAAGTTTGTACTGGATATGAAAGTGTTACACCGCAATTAAAAGCTCTAGGTAAAGCTGCTTGGTCGGCTGCCGATGACGCTGGTAAGGAAGAAATACAACAACGAGTATTTGATATCTATCGATCAATTAATATTGTTCCTATTACTTACTATAACCTAGAAGGTTGTCGTGAACAATTAATTGAATTGTCAACTAAAACTAAAAGTGTCAAAGACCGCACACTAGGCGTTGGTAATAACGAAGGCCTTGGATTTGGTCGCTTTTGGTTTGAAAACATGCAAGATGCTTATACAAGAAAAGACAAAGAAGTCAGTACCCGCGGTCGCTTCCTTAACGATGCAAAATTAAAACGTGCAATTAAATTATGTTATGTTAATCGCGATGAAGGTGAATTTACTGTATTACCAAAGAATATTCGTCGTGCATTAGAACTAGTAAGTGGTGGTAGCATTCAAAACTTTAAACCAATGAACGCCAGAGCAATGTGGGAATACCTGTGCCCTAACTTCATGGGCAATGTTCTAGACTTTAGTTCAGGCTACGGCGGTCGCATGATGGGTGCAATGACTAGTAAAATGAGATATCATTATACTGGTATTGATCCGAATACTCGAACATTCAATGGTCTTGATGCACTAGGTGATTTATTACTTGAATGTAATCTTGGCCAAGGTTATAGTATGAACCATTGCACCAGCGAAGAATTTGATCCAGAACCAGAATATTACGATGCAGCTTTTAGTAGCCCACCATACTTTAATTTAGAAACCTACTCGGATGAAGAAACACAATGTATGAATCGTTGTAGTAATTTAGATGCCTGGTTTGAACTGTATGCTGAACCAACACTTAAAATGATTCATAAAGGACTATCTAGTGAAGGGCTGTATGCTGTAAACATTGCTGACTATAAAACCGGCAAAGAGCAATTTGCTATAGTTGATCGCTGGAAAAACCTAAGCGAAAAAGTGGGTTTTGAGTACCAAGAAACTGTAGATATGATGCTAAATGTACGCCCGGGAGTGGGCAATAATAAGCTAGAAAACGGGTACAAAAGCGAAGGAATTTACGTTTTTCGCAAAAAACCCTAATAAAAACAACAACTTAGCTACTTAAAATACCGCTTTTTAGCGGTATTTTTTTGGTTGACCCGAAATGGCCTCTCCTATATAATGTATGTATAGTGATTAATAAGGAGCTAAAAATGTTGAAATTTGCTAACTTTGCTAAAAATGGTCAAACAATCCGTGCATACGATTTCAAGCCAATGGCAGGTCGTGAAGATTGTTATGTTGAAGGCGTTGTAGAAGCAGCAAATTGTAACGAGCCTGGCTATAATTGTTTTAAAATTACCGTTACCAAAGATGTATTTGATGGTAAGGAATCTGTAGAACGTGGTCGTGGTTGCCGTGTTGGTCAGATTGTGTTTGTACCACACCAAGTAAGTTTTATGGAATATGATGCACGTATTTTGAATCTGAGCGAATAAGGCTGTAATGGGGTCGTGCGATCCTTGGGGAGCCTTGATACCCCAGAAACTTGCGGTCACTTTTTGCTGGTTTTTGACCTAAAATAAAAACTAGCACTTTTTTAAAGTAGTTGTATTAAAACTACAGACATAAAATGAAGTGTTGTTGTATAATTTGTATATCAATTAACAAAAAGGAGTTTTTAAATGTCCGTGACTGAGAATCGTAGTGTTAGCCCTACAGAAGCCCGTAGCCGTATCTTACGTTGTTTCAAAAATAAACGTCCAGTATTCCTATGGGGTCCTCCCGGAATTGGTAAGAGCGAAATCGTTGCAAGTTTAACTGAAGAACTTGGCGGCCATATGATTGACTTACGTCTAGGTCAAATGGAGCCGACAGATATTCGCGGTATCCCATTCTTTAATAAGAACAAAGAAGTTATGGATTGGGCTCCCCCAATTGACTTGCCAGATGAAGAACTTGCTAGTCAGTATCCTATCGTTGTCCTGTTCTTGGACGAAATGAACTCTGCGGCACCTGCTGTACAGGCCGCTGGTTATCAGCTGATTTTGAATCGTCGTGTAGGCAAGTACAAGTTGCCAGACAATGTAGTTATTGTTGCTGCAGGTAACCGTGAGTCAGACAAAGGTGTTACATATCGTATGCCTACTCCACTTGCAAACCGTTTCGTTCACTTGGAAATGCGTAAGGACTTTGACAGCTGGTTTAACTGGGCTGTAAACAATCAAGTTCACCAAGATGTAGTAGGTTACTTGAGCTACGCTAAACAAGACTTGATGGACTTTGATCCTAAGTCAGCTAGCCGTGCATTCGCTACTCCACGCTCTTGGACATTCGTGTCACAATTCTTGGATGATAAGGATGCAACAGACGCAGAACTTACAGACTTGATCGCAGGTACTGTAGGCGAAGGTCTAGCTGTTAAGTTTATGGCACACCGTAAGGTTGCAGGACAAATGCCTAACCCAGAAGATGTATTGTCTGGCAAGGTAAATGAACTCAAAGTCAAAGAAATCTCAGCTATGTATTCGTTGACTATTAGCCTGTGCTATGAACTGCAAGAACAGTACAAGAAACTTGGTAAGGATAAACTTGCTGATTGGCATAAACAAGCCGATAACTTCTTGAAGTTTATGATGGCGAACTTTACTACAGAGTTGGTTGTTATGGGTGCTCGTGTTGCATTGACTACTTATAACTTGCCAATGGTACCAGGTAAAATGGCATCGTTTGATGAGTTCCACAAGCGTTTTGGCAAGTATATTATTGCCGCGAGTGGTAAGTAAAGACTTTTCGCTAGCTAGTCACTGGCACGGAGGCAGGTCCCTTTCCCGTAAGTCCTCCAACTTATTATGAACTATGATTTTTGCGAAGAACTAGATACACCAGAAATCATGGTGATACTTAATAAACATTGGTGGTACGCAAATGCTGCAGATATTACTGAATGGTTTAAACAGTCAAGTGCCACAGCGTTTGGTAATAATAGTATGATGTTGTTTATACCAGAACCAGCTGATCGTACATATTTTATGCTAAGGTGGCCGCAATGATTATCGAAGCAGTTATACTAGCCCTAAGTATCAGTAGCGTTGTTAGTACAGAAACTACAGGTAAAGGTATCACTGATCATGCAATAAGTATGGCAAATGGTAAGGATTGTAAAATGGCAAGGATGGTACACGATGAAAAAATCTGTCAAGACGAACCCGAAGGTACAGTCACCGTTACTGCCGCACCAGCAACAATTCGTGCAGTGGGCACCGACTCAGTTACGCGGGCAAATGACGTCTTTGCGGCAAGAGCGAGGAAGTCCAATGAAACTCGTTAAACTAGACCGCAGGCATACCGGTCATCAGTTTTTAGCCTATTATGTAGAACCGGGCAGAACTTGGGCAATCGGTAAAAGTACAGAAGAAAGAGTTGAACAGTTTTTTGAATGGCGTAATTGGTGTTGGGAAGTATTCGGCCCGGGTGTTGAACGTAAGTGGATTACCTTACATCCAACTGGAAAGGGATTAGAAAGCCTAAATCGTTGGTGCTGGCACACTGAGTATGACGAGATGCGGTTATATTTTAAAGATGAGGCAACAGCCAGTGCCTTTATGTTTCACTGGAACCCATAATGGAAGATGATCTATTTTTTAAAAGATTCCCTGTAGAAAAACAGGAACAGGTTAGACAGTTAGTTGCCTATGCTCAACTCATGGGCTTGGATGGCAAGGACCTGGTCAGTATCGGCGGTAAGCTGGATCGTATTAAAGCATCAGCTGAATATCGTCGTAACCGGAGCTTGATCGAAACATCCTTTAAGTTCTTATACGTAGGTAAGGACTCAAGTGAGTATCAACTAAACAGTCGCTGGCGTATTAAGACCACTGGGGGTAGTTATACGTTTGAAGCACGTGGTTGGGATACTTACCGTGTTCGTAGCAATAAAACCGATGCTGTCCGTGAACACAGGGTTACTGCGGACTATAGCCTAGGCACCGGTGATTATTACAAACGGCGTCGCTATGCCGTTATGTTAGACGTTGCACACGGTGTTTTTCCGCTGAATTTCTAGGTAAAAAGTGTTGTTTTTAGACTACAGACCAGAAATGGCAAAAGTAGTATAATATGTATATTGATAAGGAATCGTGACTATGACTACAGCAGAATTAAACAAACCTAAAACAGTAACAGACCCCAAAGTAGATGCTGCCGCACGTGAAAAACTGATTACCGCACGTATTGGTTTATTGCTTAAAGCACCATTCTTTGGTAATCTTGCTACTCGTATGAACTTGGTAAATGGCGACGACTGGTTGCCAACAGCCGCAACAGACGGGCGTAGGTTTTATTACAATTCAGAGTTCGTTAATAAAATGCCATTGAAACAAGTTGAATTTTTAGTTGGGCACGAAGTATTACATGCGGTATATGATCACATGGGACGTCGAGATAGCCGTGATCCTAAGATTTGGAATATTGCCGATGACTTTTGCGTTAATGCTGATTTAATTGACCAGCGTATTGGCGAAAAGATTACTATATGCGGTGTATTGTACGATCCTAAGTACAAAGGTATGAGTGCCGAAGAAGTCTACGATGATTTGATGAAGAATGCCAACAAGATTAATATGGACGATCTTGCTAAGATGTTGTTGGACGAACACTTAGATGGGGACGAAGGCGACAGCGATGGTGAAGGCAATAAAGATGGTAAAGGTCGTCCTCGACTAAGCGATGCTGAGAAGAAGGCCATCCGTGACGAGCTTAAAGAAGCTGTTATCCAGGCTGCACAGGCCGCAGGTGCAGGTAACTTGCCAAGCGGTGTTAAGCGTCTTATTAAGGACTTAACAGAACCACAGATTGGTTGGAAAGAATTGTTGGAGCAACAGATTCAAAGTACTATTAAGAATGACTATACCTTTGCACGTCCTGGTCGTAAAGCCTGGCACATGGATGCTATTTTGCCAGGTATGAAACCCGGCGAAACAATTGATGTGTGCATTGCACTAGACACATCTGGTAGTATCGGGCACGACGATATCAAGTGCTTCTTAAGTGAAATCCGTGGTATTATGGAATCGTATGATGAGTACAATATCAAGGTTTGGACATTTGATACAGAAGTGTACAATCCACAAGATTTTAACTCAGACAACATGCGTGATATTGCTGAATATGAACCACAAGGTGGCGGTGGTACAGACTTTGAAGCCAACTGGGAATTTATGAAGGCCGAAGGTATTGAACCTAAGAAATTTATCATGTTTACTGACGGTATGCCATGTGGTGGTTGGGGAGATGAATTGTACTGTGATACTGTATGGATTATTAAAGGTAATCCTAACTGTGAGCCACCATGGGGCATTTGGGCACACTACGAAGAGGAAGCTCGTAAATGATCAATTTAGATTTGCTTAAATTGCAAGCTGGCATTCAGGACAATCCAGACCAAGAGGGTCTGGATTTATTTGCCGACTTGATTATTAAGGAATGTGCTCATGTTGCCTTGATGAGTAACGGAAACAATCTTCATGTTTGTGATTTGATTAAGAAACATTTTGGAGTTAGAGAATGATTACTGAATTTGAAAAATGGTTATTTCG